AGATGAAGTTGTTGATCAAAGCAATGACTTCGAAGATGATATCCTAGCCGACGAAGAAGAAATCGAAAACGACGAGTCAGGTATTGACGAAGCCGAAGACGAAGAAGGCGAAGAAGGTGCTGAAGGCGAAGAAGACCTAGAAGATAAGGTTGACGATCTAGAAGCAGAACTTGAAGATCTTCGTGCAGAATTCGAAAAGCTAATGGCTGGCGAAGAAGGCGAAGAAGAACATGGCGATATGGAAATGGGCGACGACGAAATGGGCGGCGACATGGAAGTTGACATGGGCGACGAAGGCGAAGACGAGATGATGGACTCAGTAGAGTACGATCTCGACGAAGAAGTTGATGAAGACAGTGAAGTTGTTGAAGAAGCTACAAAGCTACAAGACAAAGTTGCTGCTCCAAAGGCTCCAATCGCTGACGCTTCAAACGGCACATCACCTGTAGCTAAACACAAGGCAGGCTGGGAAACTGGCGCACCTGTAAAGGCTAAAGACGGCGGTGAAGGCAACAAAGGCGCTAACAAGCCAAAGAATCACACACCTACAAACAACATGGGTATTAAGCCTGTAAAGGTAAATGCGCCTAAGGCGTAATTGTAGGGGTAATTAAAATGGCACGTAAACTTTACGAATTTATGAACGCAGACATGGGCGGTTTCAAGCTCATGGAAAGCGAAGATGGCAAGGACTTGTTTATGCATGGCCTATTCATCCAAGGCGACGTAAAGAATCAAAACGGGCGTGTTTATCCACGCTCTGAAATTGAACGTGCTGTTGAAAGTGTTAGAGGCAGATTAAGCAAGGGCGAAACTGTGTTGGGCGAATTAGACCACCCAGAAGAGCTACAAATTAATCTGGACCGTGTGAGCCATATCATTACTGATATGCACTGTGAAGGCTCAAACGGTATTGGTAAACTTAAAATCATAGACACACCTATGGGTAATATTGCTCGCAGCTTATTGAAAGCTGGAGCAAAACTGGGCGTTAGTAGTCGTGGAAGTGGTAACGTTAATGAATCCGGTAAGGTTTCAGATTTCGATATCGTAACTGTTGACATTGTGGCCCAGCCCAGTGCACCAGATGCATATCCAAAAACAATCTATGAGAGTTTGTTTAACATGCGCGGCGGTGAAGCTGTTTACAGAACAGCCGCCGCAATGACACACGATAATAGTGCAGAAAAACATTTGGTGAAGGCTATTACAGGCCTGATCCGAGAACTAAGACTTTAATTATAAAGTAGGAGACCTACTATGGCAGTGACATTTAACGAACTACTTGAAGGCGCAGGACTCAGCAATGATGCCCGTATGGCCATTCAAGAAGCCTGGGAGTCACGCCTTGTTGAAGCTAAAGAAGAACTAACAGCTGAACTACGTGAAGAATTTGCACAGCGTTATGAGCACGATAAGGCTCAAATCGTTGAAGCAGTTGATAATTTTATCACTTCAAAAGTAACAGCCGAAGTTGCTGAATTAGCCGAAGACAAGAAAGCACTCGCACAGGAAAGAGTTAAGTATCGCAGAGCCGTTAGTGAGCATGCTAAACTTCTTGATCGTTTCGTAACAGAAATGGTTTCTAAGGAAGTTAAAGAACTACGTGCCGATCGTGTTCGTGTTGCTGAGCACGTTTCAAAGTTAGATAACTTTGTTACAGATCAGTTAGCAGAGGAATTGAAAGAATTCCACGAAGACAAGAAAGCACTAGTAGAGCAAAAAGTCAAAATGTTACGCGAAGGTAAGCGTCAGCTTGCTGAAGCAAAGAAGGACTTTATCAGCAAGGCTGCTAACAAAGTTGAACTAGTTATCAACAAAGTTATCAGCGAAGAAGTTAAAACCTTCCGTAATGACATCACAGCAGCTCGTGAGAACGACTTTGGACGTAGAATTTTTGAAGCTTTTGCAAGTGAGTATAACACAAGTCACTTAAACGAAGCTAAGGAAATTAAGAAATTCCAAAAAACACTAGCCGAAATGGATAAGAAACTTTCAGAAGCCCGTGAGCAAATTGCAAAGCAAAACGATGCAGTTAAGCTAACAGAAAGCAAACTGAGAATCGCAGAAGATCGCTACGCTCGTAAACAAAAGCTAGACGAACTAATGCGTCCACTAGGTAAAGAGAAGAAAGAAATCATGTCTGATTTGCTTGAGTCAGTTAAGACAGAAAAACTTGAAGAGTCATTCAACAAGTATCTGCCAAGCGTACTCGAAGGTGAAACACCAAGAGCGAAAAAGACAACACTCAGTGAATCAGTTGTCAAAGAACACACTGGTGATAAGAAGGCAACTGTTGTTTCAGCAGAAGCCGATGACAACGCGGACGTAGTCGAACTAGACAAAATCCGCAAACTAGCCGGACTTTCAAAATAATAGGAGTTATAGAGATGGCAAACTTATTTGAAAGCAACTGGTCCGCAACCAAAGAAGCACTTCTTGAAGGTCTTTCTGGCAGCAGAAAGGCAACATTGGATGTGGTCCTCGAAAATAGCAAAAGATATTTGTCAGAGGCCGCTACAGCAGGTGCAACAGGTGCGGGTTCAGTCGCAACCCTAAACAAGGTAATGTTACCACTAATTCGTCGCGTAATGCCAAGCGTTATTGCTAACGAACTAGTTGGTGTTCAACCAATGACAGGCCCAGTAGGCCAAATCCACACTCTCCGCGTTCGTTACGCAGAGACAGGTGGTGGTGCAACAGCAGGCGACGAAGCTCTAAGCCCATTCAAGCTAGCTTCAACATATGCTGGTTCACCAGATGCTACAGCAGCAGCTGAAGGTACACCAGGCCGCAAGATGAGCATCCAGATCCTCAAGGAAACAGTAGAAGCTAAGACAAGACGTCTAAGCGCACGCTGGACATTTGAGGCTGCACAAGACGCAGAAGCAATGCATGGCGTAGACGTAGAAGCTGAAATCATGCAAGCTCTTGCACAAGAAATCGTTGTTGAAATCGACCAAGAAATTATCGGTTCACTACGTACTCTTGCTGGTGCAGGTACAACACTTGATTTCCAAGGTGGTTCAATCATCGGTACTCCAACATACGTTGGTGACCGTCATGCGCTACTAGCTATCGAAATCAACCGTGCAGCGAACCGCATTGCAGCTCGCACACGTCGTGGTGCTGGTAACTACATCGTAGTATCACCAGAAGCATTAACAATCCTACAGTCAGCAAGCACATCAACATTTGCTCGCACAACTGAAGGTAGCTTCGAAGCCCCAACAAACACTAAGTTCGTTGGTACACTAAACGGTACAATCCGTGTGTTCGTAGACAACTACGCCGCAGACGGTACAAAGGTACTAGTTGGTTACAAGGGTTCAAGCGAAACTGATGCTCCTGCATTCTACTGCCCATACATTCCATTAATGAGCACAGGTCCAGTAATGGATCCAGCTACATTTGAGCCAGTAGTTAGCTTTATGACACGTTATGGTTATAAGGAACTAACAAACACTGCAAGCTCACTTGGTAACGCAGCAGACTACGTAGATGCAATCACACTTGCAAACGTAACATTCCAGTAAGATTAAACCTTAACGGAAAAACAGAGCCCTCGTTGGAAACAACGGGGGCTTTTTTTGACTTTTATTTCTTTTTGTTTTTATTGATAAATAGTTCTATAAGCACAAATCTTACGTGTAGGGATTTACAATGTCAACTAAAAGAACCGTAATCAACGCTGATGAAGAATTAGTAATCAAAGGTAAACTTACCATTGAAGGTAATGTTACGCAAATTGAGACTACTCAACAAGTAACTAACTTAGAAGGTAACGTTTTTACTATTAACTCAGATGGGTCTAATACTTCAGCGGTTCTCGTATTAAACAGTAATGGTACTGTTGCATCATTTACATTTGATGATGCTAATGGTAGTATAGTAGTTAACAAGCCTATTAACTTTGGTTCTCAAAATATTACAACTACTGGTAACGTTACTGCTTCTTACTTTATTGGCTCCGGTAGCCAACTTACAGGCATCACTACATCAATCGTAAGCGAAGGTACAAATTTATACTTTACATCAGCGCGAGTACGTGGAAACATCAATGTTATTGACGCCGGCGGCGACGGCGCTATATATTATTCGAGTGCAAACGGTAATATAACATATGTTGGACCGAGTGCAACAGAAGTTCGCGCTCACTTTAGTGCAACTGATGGTATTGAATATAGTAATACAACTGGTGTTATAAATCTTGCAAGTAGTACAGCAGGTGCTGGTTTAACTTATACTACTGGTGTATTAGCAATAGGTGCGGGCGACGGTCTTACAGTAAACGCAGATAATGTTGCAGTTAATAATACAGTAATTAGAACCACAGGTGATCAAACCATTACAGGTAATACTACCTTTGTTGGCACAACAAGTGTTACAGGTAGTATTGTACCAACGTCAGCTAATACATATAATTTAGGCAGTTGGGAAAATCACTTTGATTATGTTTTTGCTAACGTTATCCATGTTGAATATTTAGATCTTCAAGACGCAAACATTTCGGACATTCATGCAAGATTCTTTGCAGGTGCAGTTACAGGACCTTATATAACCACTAACTCATCATCGGGTTTAACTTATACTCACAATGCTAGTGCAGCAGGGTATGAAGTTAATGCCGGTGATGGTTTACAAATATCTGGTGCTAACGTTGCTGTTGACAGTACGGTAGTTAGAACCAGCGGCAGTCAATCAATTGGCGGCGAAAAAACATTTACGGATGATGTTGCTATTCAAGGTAACTTAGATGTTACAGGTAACATTAATTCCTTAACACAAGTTGATCTATTTGTTACAGATACAAAAATTACACTAGCCAATGGCAGTGTATCAAATGTAGATGCTTACATTTATGTTGAAGGTAATTACTCTAACAATCCACATATCAAATGGGACTATGCTTCTGATAGTTGGAAGTTCAGTAACGATGGTGTAACAACTTATGCTATTCCAACAAGCACAACAGATTTAAACGAAGGTGCTAATTTATACTACACTGATGCAAGAGTTAACACAGCAATTGATGCTTATATTATTGGCGGCAATGGTGTAACGTATAGCTCAGGAACAATTGCAGTTGGCGCAGGCGATGGTATCACGGTTAATGCAGACAATGTAGCGGTAGATTCGAGTGTAGTTAGAACTACTGGTGATCAAAGTATTGGCGGTGTTAAAACATTTACAGGCGAACTAGTTGTACCGTCAATTACAAGTGCTAATGCTAACAACTCAATTTTTGTAAACCCAAGTTCAAATAGCTGCTTTATTGTAATCAATGGTAATCCAGTACAGCTAACAGCAGATAGCGATGTCGGCCAAGTTGAAGATGTAGGTTCTACAGGCATCAACATTTATGCTGGTTTTAGAACTGTACCTATTGACAACGTAGACATTGTTTACCATGGTATTAAGAGTATTGACAACGGAACTTATACTACATTAACAGAATCGAGTAACGTTATTACAGTTGATGCAAACATTACCGCTATACGTGGTGCATTTAGCGCAGCAAATATTGCAGGTTATGGCGGCATTGGATATGACAGTGCTAATGGTGTGTTTAATTACTCAGGTGTAACTGATGCACAGATCAGAGGATTGTTCAGTGGTTCCGGATTGATTAGTTATGACAGTGCTAACGGTTCTATTACAACCAGTGCAGATAATTATGGCGGATGGACAGTACAAACTGATAGTGGCGCAGGTGCAATAAAAACAATTACTAGTGGCGAAAAACTAACTATTCAGAGCGGTACAGGTATTACTGTTACAAATACGGGTAACGTAATCACAATTACAAATAGCAGTACTGCTGACATTACAGGTGTAAGTGCAGGTAACGGTCTTGTAGGTGGCGGTAATAACGGAGACGTCACTTTAAACATTGGTGCCGGTGATGGTATTACTGTAAACGCAGATGATATTGCTGTTAACGTATCATATGTAA